GGATGCCGCCATTGTAGTAGGAACCGCTATTGACAAAGCTCAATTGCTTGCAGGAGAACCTACACAAATAACAGAACGCAAAGAACCTACACCTGAATTAGTCCAAGAGCTTCAGCAAAAAGTTATCGAATTGCGCAAATTGACTGCAAGCTAAAAGCCTTGAAATTACTGCATTTCAGAAAAACATATTGTACGAAATAGTAATTTCGTTGAATGTTTATTGTTTAACAATCAACCTATAAGCCAGTATTGTCAAGGCTTACAGGCTTTTTGTACGTATTTGACGTACAAGACAAACCTTGAAGCTTACTGCCGCAACAGGGGGAGGGTACCCCCCCTATGCCTATTTTTGACCGGGGGAGGGGGTATGCATATATCCCCAACACACAGCGCATATAACAAAAGGCCGCTAATGCCTGCTGGTGTAAATGGTTAGCACACGAGACTTTGGCTCTCGGAGACGGGGTTCAAGTCCTCGGCAGGCAGCCAATGCTTTTTAAGAATCGAATCTATAGAATAAAGAGGGATAAAACCATTATGAAATGCACTCAAAGCTTACGGGTAACTGCATTTGAGCTTGGTTACATAGCGTATCAAATTTGATACGTTTTTTGCGATTTTCGTATCATTTTTGATACGAAATGGGGTGATATTATTTGAGCATGGTTGTTCTTGAAACAGAAACAGGTGAAATAGTAACTAACTTAAACGATGGCGACAGGATAGTTCGTGCAAATAGTATTGAAGCATTTAAAGAGCTTGAAACACCGCCGAAAGGGGAGTCGTTCTCAAAGCTATATCACAAGGTTTTACCGAAATTAGCACAATGCAAGTTATCATCCGCAGAATGGGCGGTTTTTTTATACCTCGGTACAAACTTACGATACATCAGTAACGTTGCTCAATACCGAAACGGAAGATTGATAACACGGGAGAATCTTTCGGCAGACTTAAAATTACCGGAAATAACAGTCAAACGTGCAGTATTGCGGCTCATAAAAGAAGGTTTAATTATTGAAGCCCGAACGATAGAGGGCAAGGTTTTTGTTGTCAATCCGTTTGTTGTTTCCGTGGGCGACAAGATAAGTAAGACAGTATATGACTTGTTCCGGAAAAGCAAATGGGCAAGATGGTAAATTGGTGTACCCTACCATAGTGGGAGCTAAATAAAGCGGAGTGCCGCTGCCGGAAGTGCGGCATTTTTGTTGAGCATTAGGATTGTCCCGGCTCGTGTGGTATTTCACCGCCGACTGGGAAGGGTACTGAATGCCTCATAANAAAGGTGGTCAGGGGTGGGAGACCGGAGGCAAAATGAAAGGTGGTGCAAACATGATAAAAAAGACCAGTAAAGGCTATCAGGTAGTATCGAAGAAGGGTAAACCGTTGTCAAAGCCTAATCTGACAAAGAAAGAAGCAGAAGAACGTTTGAGAGAGATAGAGTATTTCAAGCACAAAAAGCGGTGATACCATGAACGACATTTTTAANGACATTAAAATAGACCCGGAAAAGTTGAAAGACCCACAAGTAATAAAACTTTGGAATGAGATTTTAGACCTTAAAAACATTATCGACAGGCGTTTAAAAGAAAATAGGCTTGAAATATATAATACAGGCGAAAAGATACATAAGAAGCAGATTGAATTTCACAAAAATCCTAAACGAATGAAGGCGTTGTTCGGGGGCAATAGAACCGGGAAAACCGTTGCTGGTGCGGTTGAGTCTGTACTACATGCGTTGGGTGACAGCAGATACAGACCGTTAAAACCTTCTTCCGGCTGGGTTGTTTCGCTGACAAATGAAGTACAGCGTGACGTTGCACAGAAGGAAATATGGCGGTGGCTACCCAAAAGTGCAATCCAAGATTGGACTGTCCGAGACGGCAAAAAAAGTGATCCGGAAAATTCCGTAATCGATAAGATTATTCTTAAAAACGGTCAAACAATCGGCTTTAAAACGTGTGAACAAGGCCGGGAAGTTTTTCAGGGTACTTCACAAGGCTGGATATGGTTTGACGAGGAACCGCCGGAAGATATTTTTCGTGAATGTTATATGCGTGTCATGGATACCAAGGGTGATATTTGGTTTACCATGACGCCGCTAAAAGGCTTAACTTTCCTGTATGACTTGTTTGTTGTCAATGAAACAAATGATCCGGAAATAGAATATTGGTTTGTGGAATGGGATGATAACCCGTGGCTGGATAAGGCAGAAATTGAACGTATGATTGCGACACTGCCGGAAGAAGAAAGAGAAGCGCGCCAATACGGGCGCTTTATTTCTATCAGCAAATTAGGCTTTCCNGAACTGAAAAAAGAAATCCATATTAAGCCTAAAGAAGCTGTTCCTGACTGGTATAACCGTTATGTTGCCCTTGACTATGGCTTTGACAGCTTGGCTGTTTTATGGATATGGGTTGACAATTATGGAAATGCAAGGGTTTATCGGGCTTTGCGGAAGAAAAACTTGATAGTTAAAGAAGCTGCACAGGAAATTTTAAAACGTACTTTACCAAACGAAAAAATTACAGCGTATTATGCCCCGCCCGATTTGTGGAACAGGCATAAAGATACCGGGAAATCGACAGCAGAAATATTTTACGAATACGGGATACCGCTTACAAAGGTGTCAAATGACCGTGTTCAAGGCTGGTTAAACGTGCATGAATGGCTTGCACCGATTGAGAAGCGCAACGAACAGACCGGAGAACCATACAAAACAGCAAGACTGACATTTGACGAAGGGATTGACCCTGACTTATGGAAACACTTGACCACTATTCTAAAAGACGAAAACAATCCGAACGACATTGCAAAGCAGCCTCATGAAGTAACGCATTATCCTGACGCTTTAAGGTACTTCTGTAATTCACGGTTAGCACCTTCTGTAGAACCAATTGACAATAGATATGACAGTGCTTACTTCAATGACGGCAAAGAAGAGGACAGTTATTTCGGCGGTATGCCATCAAGAGAATATTGGAATTATGACGGAGATATAGGAGGTTGGTAAAATGTTAATAGCAATCATATCAACAGCACTTTCAATAGTGTTTTTTTTATGCATGTATTTCGGTTTTAAAACAGGTTTGAGAATAGGTATGGAAGCTGCAAAAGGTAATCCGCCACAACCTGTAAAAAATCCTGTAATTGCCGTTCAGGACGCAATTCATGAAGCAAAAGAACACGCAAACAAGCTTCAGGCGGACAAGCTGATGATGGAAGGTTTGAGAAACATATTGTCTTTCACTGGTGATACTGAACAGGAGTGATGATATATGAACCAGACTTTGGAATGGACGCAATATGAGCGTGGGAAACGATATAAGGCAAGCATAAACCTATACAAAACAGTTGATAAAAACGAACGTTTTTACGCCAAAAGACACTGGGAAGGCGTAAAAACTAACGGCTGTCCGGCTGTAATTCTACCGATAAGCAAAAGAATTATCGACTTCAAGGTTGCAATGATAATGTCTGACCTTGTTTCAATAACTTTCAGCCCTCAAGGGGTATCAGATGACGCCACAGACCCGGGTTCAATGCTTCAAAAAGAAATTGCCGCACAATTAACGGATTATGCTCGTACTGTTGCCGAAAACACAAAGTTTGACAGCATGAATGCAGATGGTTTGTTAGACGCTGCTTTGACGGGAGACATGATTTCATATTGGTATTGGGATGAAACGATAGATGTCGGAAACGGTGTTATGGGTGATATAAACGGGCATTTAGTGGACAACGTGAACTTTTTTCCCGGTGACGTAAATAATCCGGAAATCAACAATGTTTACGGGCCTGTTCAGCCGTACATAATTCTTGCTTTCCGGAAAAATTTCAAGGAGGTTAGAGAAGAAGCAAAAACAAACGGAGTTTCAGAAGATGATATTGCTCTTATTACACCAGACAACGATATTGGTTATCAGGCTGGCGAGATGTCCAAAACTGAATTGAATGACGATGAGGAAAGCGGCAAGTGTACGGTACTTCTCAAAATGTGGCGTGAATTCAGAGACGGAAGATGGCACATCATGGCAAGAAAGTCAACGGAAAAGGTTGTAATCCGGGATACATGGGATACCGGATTAACACGGTATCCGGTTGCTTTAATGAACTGGGATATTAGAAAGGGATGTTGTCACGGGGAACCGGAAATGACTTCATTAATCAATAATCAGGTTGTTATAAACAGGCTTGCTTCAATGATTACATGGTGGATACATCTACATGGTTTCCCGAAAGTGATTTACGACAAGACAAGAATTGACACGTGGACGAATAACTTTTTTGAGGCTCTACCAGTCAGAGGCGAAATAGGTGGAGCAGCACAATATATGCAACCGGGACAGTTGTCTGCGGCTGTATATAATTTCTTTAACGCAATTATAGGGTTAACAAAAGAAGCGTCTGGAGCTAACGAATCTATTTTAGGCGAAGCAGACCCAACGAACACAAGTGCAATTATCGTAAACAGCCGGAATGCAGCAGTGCCACTCAACAATATTAAGCGGAGATTTTACCGTTATGTTGAAGATGTTGCACTTATTTGGCTTGATTTTTGGATGAACAAATATACGCAATATCCTATGCGACCAATTGAAGTAACCCGAAATGGTGTAAAACAGGTTGTAATGCTAAATACTGAGGCACTTAAATCAATGCGGCTAAAATTAAGAATTGATGTAAGCCCGTCAAGCCCGTTTGATGAGGCTGCACAACAGACTACCCTTGATAATCTGTTGGCACAAGGACATATAAGCTTTGTTGAATGGCTTGAACGGGTAAGAAAAGGTGTAATACCCGACAAAGAAGGCTTGTTAGAGGCAAGAATTGGAGCAGAAGCACAGCAAAGAGCAGAAGAAAAACAATTCCTTTACGAATTAATGGGAAGAGAGCTTGAACGGATTTTACCTACACTTCCAAAGGACGTGCAGAAAAACTTGAATATGTTACAACGTAATGACCCTGCTGGATATGAAGCGACTGTAAAACAGATTATTGCACAGGCAGGGCAACAGCAATTGCCTGCACGACCATACGCTGAAAATGTGGAGGTGATGATATGAAATGTGAACTTTGCGGAAGTAAGATGGTTATAGCCGGGAGCAGGTTTTTCAGCGAAAAAGGGAGTGAGGAAGTTTATAACGAACTTAAAATGGTTTGCATTAATCCAAAGTGCGATGATTTTGGTGGTTTTGACTTGAACAAAGCAGTAAAATTCAAAACTATAAGAAGAAAGGTTAATTAAAGTGTAGTTTTTGGCGCAGGTCTTTTCTACACGCAGAAACAATAAAAAAATGTCCTGCTTTTAATTAATTAATTCGATTTATAGCACTCGCAAGAGTGCTTTTTTCATGCCCTTTTACGTGTTTTCAGGCTTTGTAAAACACGGAAAATTAACCGTCCACCAAGACGTTAAACTGAGGGAGGTATTAAATTATGTCAATGGAACTTAATGACGCTATTATGCCAGANGAAGAAATACAGCAGNCTTCCGAAACAGCGGAAATTGATCAGGGTGACGCTACCCAGGAAGCACAGACGACACCACAGGAGACAACACAGGCTGCTGAACAAGAGACAGCACAAGAAAAGCAGGAAAAACAGGAAAAACTTTTCCGCCAAGCTGATGTTGACCGTATAGTGCAGGAACGGCTTGCAAGGGAAAGACAGAAGTACGAAAATAACCCATATTTAAAATATTTGCAGGAAAAGGCACAAAGACTGGGGATAACTGTTGAGCAGCTTATTGAGAATGACCGCAAATGGGAAGAACAGCAACAGATACAAAA